TGCCTTTAAATCTTTATCACTATCAAGAATAAAACCATGAGGTGTCATTACAATTCTACCTCTAGTAGTAACACCATTAATATGGTTTTTATCTATTTGTAAATTGGCTCTTTTAGCAAATTCTACTTGCTTACCATCCTTAATTGCTTTAATTTTAGATGTTCCTGCAGTCATAATATTACCAAATGTAACTACAAAAGTTGAATCAAACCACATTGCATAACCACCCTTATTCATTAATTTAGGTTTACCCATAGGTGATTCTGGTTTTAGTGTCCATACTTTATTAACACAAACTAATGTATTAGTATAAGGTGATGATTCTTTCCTAGATAGTGTAATTTTTTGGTTTACATTATTTCCAAATTGGGTTGACATTGCACCTGCATTCCACTCATTATTATTTTTATTAGATTTAAGTGACATTTCACAAGGCACAGAACCTATACTATCCCATAGGAATAATAAGTCATAAGGTAAATTACCTTTCTTTTGTTCATCTAATAAATCTAAAATAAATCCAGCTACGTCTTCTATAGAATTAATAGTTTCTCTATCTACATAGATAAAATTACCATCATATCCTACTACTTCATTAGTTTCAGGATGTCTTTCTACTTTAATATCTAGACCCATTTGAATTGCATGTTCCCAATTCCATTTCATCTCAGTAATAATAAACACTGGTAATATACCATTTTCCTGAGCTGATACAGCGGCTTCAATCATAGCAGTTGTTTTACCTGTGTCTGAATGACCTCTAAGTAAAACAATATGACCCATAGGAATACCAGGAATAGAAGTAACTTCCTGAAATGCTGGTGATAAAGGGATCCATTCTTGTTCCTTAAATTTGATATTTTTATCTAGTCCTTTTTTATTTTTAAAACTAGATAAATCAAATTTACTCCTTAACTCAGCTGATACAGCTGCAGATAAAGACTTTTTCTTAGTTCTCGGCATATTTAAAAGGGTAGATCATCAACTTCTTTATCATTATCAAACAAAGCATCAAATTTATCTGCTTTAGTAGCTTTTACATTACTAGTATCTAAAGAAAATTTAGATGCAGGTTTGTCATTATCAAAATCCTCAGCAGGTTCTGAAGAAATGGATCCTTCTTCCTCTACTTCTGGTGATAACCACTTTTCTAATGCTGATTTCATTTCATCGAATGTAAACCTTTTAAATAATTTAACTGGTTCTGGTTGGTCTTTTAACCAAGTTTCTACCTTAGACGCATCACTACTTAAAGGAGTAGTCTTTAATCTTACTCTAACTGAAGATTTATTATATTGAGTACCTGTAGATTCAGGTCCCACAGTTTCAACTGTTAAGTCTCTACCTGAAGATACATCAGTGTAATCACCAATTTCTTCATCTACAGCAAGTGAAAGTAATTCTTCGTATACTAACTTACCAAATTGCCATAGTCTAACACCTTTATCTTCTTCACCTCTTACGATTACAGGAGCAAAAACTCTAGTTTTAGGGTCTAATTTCTTAGCTAGAACATAATTTTCTTTATTATATTCACCTTCTCTAAGTTTTTGGGCGAATAAAGCAATAGGATCTTTATCACTAAAATTTAGTGGTGAAATCATTACTTTATTAGTAATACCGTAATAGAACTTAAGTTCAGTAAAAGGATTTTTAGAATTAAAAGCCGAAGGCACTATTCTAATTTGCTGTTTACCTACAGTTGGTCTCCAAAATATAGTGGAATAATCTGTTTTTTGTGTGCCCGTTGATTTTGATTGGAGGGCATCCAATTTCTGTTTAATTGAATTAATATCCATAAAATATAACTTTTAAATGTAACTATAATATACGAAGCATAATTTAAAAATCCAAACTATACTTCAATAATTTTATAAATCTTAGTATTTAATTGATTTAACTCATTATGTTGAGTCAATAAAATACAATTTTTATAATGCTGCCAATCTACTTTATATGATGTATCTACTACACCTCCATTAAGCTTTTTAATTAGCTCATTTAAAGCATTAATGGTATAAAGTGTATTGGACTCTTTTTTTCTATGAACTAATATTGTATTTTCAGGAATAGAACTTAAATTTGTTTGGTCAACATTGTATGTTACAACGTACTCATCTTTACCTACAATCTCTAATACAAATAATTTATTATAAATAATTGTGTATTTTGATTGTATGTCTTTAATTAGATGATCTAAACCATCTAGGTCAGTGAATGTGCAAAAAAGCTTATTATTCAAATCTCCAATAATTTTGATGTCTTGAACGACATCATATTCTGCATTATACATATTAAGCTTATCCTGTAAAATTGTAGTCATATCCATTGTTTTCTTTTATATTTAACCCATATTTATTAAATACAGATCTAATGTTTTGTAAAACTAAATCCTCCTTCTCATCAAGATCCAATAAAAATGAATCATACGTATATAACACTAGTTTTGTTTTACACCCTCTTAATATACGAAGTATATCCCATAATATCAAGATATTAGTTGAAGTTTCTAAATTCTGTAAAGTATAATTAAATAGTTTTTGCGGGTTCATATTTTCCAATCCATTATCTTCAAAATGATACCCCGAAACTTTATATTCAACCCAACCGTTTTCTTTAAAATCTTTCCATAAATTATTAATATACCTTTCTATTTTACTAAAAAATTCCAGGTCTTTATAATTATCAAATACTCCTCCGTATAGTTGTTTAAACGTCAATTCTTTAGCTTTTTTATAATCTACTTTATATAATGAAGCAAAGTGTCCATGTATATCTTTAGTTGGAAACTTATAATTAATTAATTTAGCAGCCAAGCTAGGATGATAAGCAGATATATCAATTTCCACAAACTTATCATTACGTGGAATAAAGCTTTTTCTACACCCATTTTCTTTATTTAAAGCCGCATAATTTACATTTTTAAATCTATTACTAGGTCTAGTAGTAGTAGTTTTTAAGTTGTACTGACTGTATGTGTATTCACTATTAATGGGGTGGAAATGTTTTTCGAAGGTTGGTTTATGTACTCGAATTCCACTTCTCTCGATAGCGTTGAATACCACTGTGGTTTTATCGTTATAGAACTTTCCATATAATTTATTTATATTGTTTATATTGTCTTTTAAATCCCAAAAAATTTGCTCACACAATTCAAAATGTTTTACTATAGGAATAATTAAATTTAACTCGGGATTATCACTATATTTCCTATAATATAACTCATGTGTATTAGTTGTAGGTCGTATATACGTAGTAGGAGGTGGATTAATGTCGTAAAGAGTTTTTAATGGCAAATAATGTAATATTTCTTTTTTATCTCTACAATATAGCACATCAAATTTACTTAATAACCGGTCTATATGTGTATTTAATGCATTTAAAGTTTCACTATGGTGTAAGCATACCATATAACCTTTAGTTGCATTTATTGGTCTAATATACAATAATGCAATTTTATTAATGGCAGGATGAATAGTAAAATTATAAGGAATTACTTCAATAAAAGCCTCTTTATAACCACTATTAATTAAAACATTTAACTGCTCTTCATCTTCTACAAGCCAGTACATATAACCTATTTTTACCTAATATAAAAACTTTTTTTCTAGTATCCACCAGATCCTCCACCTCCTACAAAATCATCAGCAGCTCCACCTAAAGGATTAGATTCTCCAGGAACTGAACCAGTTACTGCATATCTGAGGTCGCTAGGGGTAGATCTTAATTGGCTTACTTTTCTAATAGGAATTAAATATTCATGAGGATAATCTACGTGTTGAGCTCCTACCATAGGACCTTTATCAGGGTGGACATGATAAAGACCAATATATTTTTCCCCTGTGGAACTTAACATCAATTCCGTGCCATCAGTATATAAATTTTCTCCTGGCATAAATTTGAAGTATTGAATATAATTATTTTTAAAATAAGATTGAAATCCTTGGATTTGTAGTTCTTCTTCTTTAAGTTTAACTGAATTTTCGTTAGTGGTTCTAACATCATTTAGGATCCCCTTTATGTCCCAAGGTATAGTAAATGGGATATATAATTGGTATTGAACTAAATTAGATTGAAACACATATAAATCATAATCATCAGGGGATATTTCCGTGTAAATATTGGAATTTATTCTTTTAACAAAATATCTTTCAAATTCACCTACTGTGTAATCTTCTTCAGTGGGTTGGGGGTAATATGCTTGAGGGGGTTGTGCTACTACTGTTAAACTATCTCCATCAGTAATATTATTTACTTCTATATAATTAAAAGTCCATTGAGTGGGTCCTCCTATTTCTATAGCATTATTGCTATTAGTACCTTTTTTAGGTATTATACCATCTTCATATACGTCTAATATTCCATTAATTAGAACTAATTCCTGTGTAGGGGTTGAATTAGCATTAGCACCAGTAAAGTATCTACCACCTGCTACTTCATAGTATAATCCTCTGTATTCGGCTCCTCCATTTTTTAGGGCAAACTCACCACCATTAGTGTATAGTTCAGATTTTATTTGCGATTTAGGATAATAACTTCTCATATCTATAATATGTAACCACTAAGAATAAAATGGTGGGCATCTTTTGTACCTCTAAAATTACCTCCCCATTCCCAGATATTTTTACCATTATGTTTTATAGTTTTAAAAATATTTATTGTTTGATATTGTTTATATTCCTTATAAGAAATTTTAGAAGTTTTACCTTTATAAGTATAAGATAAATTTTCACTCCAGCTATTAACAGCATCACATGCTAGGAATTTTTCATAAGCTTTTTGTCCTATTGGATATAATCCTGGGTTGACATCTATTGCTAAGCCAAAACAATGTCCAGATAAAGACCCTTTAGCTCTGGCTATATCTCTAGATACTATGCTTCTACCACTAGGATTATAATAATCATCATTGTTTAATCCTTCTTGATTTAATTTAGCTAGAGTCTTTTTAATAGATTCCTGCATATTTAATCCAGTTTTCTTACCATCTACTTCCATTAATGGTGTATATCTAGCTACATTACCTGGGGATAATGCACTAAACTTTTGGGTCATCTTTTTATATTCGGGGTTTGGATAAAAATGTCTTTTACTACTACTGTCCTTATCTGCCCTAGGTTGTGCATAAGGATCTCCATTTTTATCAGGGTACCAAAATACGGGTTCCGTAGCATCAGAGGTTCTACCAGATAAAATAGGCCATATTTCTTTTCCTGTTAGTGTTATTAATCCTCGTTTAGTTTTATTTCTCCAGGTTGGTGCTAAATTAACAGCTTTAGGTGGTAATGTAGTTTTAACAACCCTTCCATCTGTTGTAAAAGTTGATGGGGTACTAGATTCATTATTTTCTCCTGATCCTGTACTAGATTCTTCTGGTGGAGATTCTTCCAATGGTGGTTCTTTTACTTTAGTTGGGTATGCATCACTATCTTCTACTATTAATTCTTGTATATCAGTTGGTTTCATATTAGGAGTAGATAAAATATTAATAGTAGTTTCCCAATCATTGTTAGATACTTTATGATCTAATCCCTGAACTAAGAAATTAAAAATATCTGGGTAGTTAATTGGTACAAATCTATTATCCAAACTAAAAATACTTAATTTTTTAGGGCCTGCTAAGCCATCTATAGTTAAATCAGCAGTTACAGGTATAAATCCAGTTAAATTAGATGCTACTCCAGTTTTTTTAAATCTTTTATTTAATTTTTTAGTTATATATCTTTGAAATAATTTTTTAGTTTGTGTAGCTGTTTGATCATCCTCAGCAAATTGTTGTATTTGAAATCCATAAACAGGTTGTGTTTGATTATTTCTAACTGTAGCTCCATCTACAAAATTAGTTAGTGGTGGTACTCCTCCAATATAATTAGCATAAGCTGTTCTAAAGTCATTAGCTATAGTTAATCTAGCATTGTCAGCATCCGCTTTTTCTTGGGCGATTTGATATTGTCTTTTTCTTTCTTCTAATGCTTCATTTAACCATTCCTGTAAACTAGGACCTTTCATAGTAAATCCGGTTACAGGATCTGTTATTTTACCTGATGTTAAAGCTAAAGATGCTATTGTAGTTGCCGTAGATATAGTTTGGAGATTAGCAGTAACTATAGCTGTAGTAGCAATTTTAAGTTTAGTTTTCCATGAAGTTTCATTAGAATATTTAGCTAAAGACTCATTATATAATTTAGTTAATTCTGCTTCATCAGTCGCATAAGTAGAAGATGCTACTTCATCTAATTCATTATCATTAGGATCTATAAATTGTTCCTGATAAGCATCTATAAGGCCTTGATTCATATTACCAAACATAGTACCATCATCTAATGATGATATATCAGCTGCTGCGGCTGCTCCAATAGCCATTTGTTGTGCCATTTTAGGGGATATTTTAGATTCAAAAGAAAAATCCCTAATTATACTAGCTTGAGAAGTAGATAAACCTGTTTCATCATTAGGTTTATTTAATCTATAACCAGCCAAATCAAATGTAGGTAATTTGCTAGGTTCTAATATTAAAGCCGGGTTTTGGTTGAATATTACTATTTCTTGCATTTCATTAATATAAGGCATTAACTTCATAGTATAACCAAAAGCTGAGTTAATTTGTTGGAGTATATGTTTTAGAAAATCATATAAAGAAACATTACCATTTTCATCTTGAAATAGAACTGAGGCTTCAGAAACCATATTCATATTTAGATATAAATTCATTATTTGGAACAATCCTCCTCCTCTTTCTTCTGCTTTAGAACCTTTAAGTTTACCACTATCAAACTCATGCATGTAAGTACTATTTAGTTTCATTGGGTTAAATACACCTACATAATATCCAGCTCCTTCTACTCCACCCATTTGTGCCTCTATAGCACTAACATCATCAGATGATAAGTTATCTACTGAAGAGTGGAAATTTTCATGTAAAGTATGAATACATATATTAGCATCAAATGATATATTTTTAAATGGTAAAAAAACTAAATTATGTGATACTGTGGTTAGTATTCTAGTTAATGGTTCTTTAGCTGCTCCATTTTTATAACTTGGTATTATATTTTTATTTATAAAATCTAGTAAAGTTTTAAATCTAACAAAGAATTTTTTATTCTCATTAGGTGGGTTATCTAATGGCCTACGTCCATTTTCACCATATTTTTGTACATCAGCAGTATAAAGATTAAAATCGGAATCAGCATTTCCTACTACTAAATCATAAGCAGGGGAAGATGAATTTAAAGATCTATCTGATTGTTTAAAATTGCCAAATCTAGATCTATTTCTATTATTATTAACATACAAAGGAATACGAATAAAATCTTTACCTGCAGTTATTAATGATTGATTATAATATGTTTTGGTTAAACCTTTATCATAATTAAAACGAGCGGGTTCATTAGGCATTTGCTTGGATAAAACTTCAAACATATATTTAGCAATAGCATTTTCTCCAGCATTAGATAAAATTTTACCTGATTCTAATTCTGTTATTCCTTTATATCTAGCTATTTCATTTTCCGATATATTATATTTTTTTGTTCTTTTGTTAGCCATTAAAGATTCTATAATATTACCTTTACCTAGTAATTCTATAGTAATATCATAACTTAAATCTGAGTTTAATTTATAACTCATATTTTGTACTTTGCCTACAAACCCATCATAATTTCCATGATATTTTTCTCTATAGTCTTTAACGTGTTCAAAAGCATCCCCCGTTTTTTGATTTTCTCTAAACCAATATTTATCTATAACTGTAGCCCCCGTATCAGCAAATTGTATTTCATTATTTTTATCATAATAAGCATATTTATCCCAACCCCATTCTACCATCATAAAGAAACCTATTCTCATATATAATAATTCAATTAATTCAAATTGAAAAGTATTATAAGCTTTAATATTAATTACTAATTTTTCAGTAGATCCTTTATCTAGGACTGTTTTATGTATATCTACTATGCCAGGTGGAGGAGTAGGACCATATTTAGTTCCACCTATACCTACTATATTATCATCATTAAAAAAAGAATTATCTACATTACTATAAACTCCTTTTCTAGGATTAAATGTGCCAGCTGTGTTTTCATCTTCTTGGGTTAGCCCTTGTATAGTATTAAATAAAACTGCTTTTTTAGCTATTAATTTTCCTCCATAATCTTTAGAACTAACTCCAAAAACTTTTCTTAATTTTCTTTCTACTAAAGTTTCTTTTCCTTCTTTAAAACTAGGTGCTATCTTAACAGAAGAAGCTAACTTAATCCATGCATTTCTATTATTTAAATAATTAAGTACTTGGGGAGATCTACCATTTATACCGCCAGAATAGCCACTACCGGCTAAAGTTTGTCTTACTTTTATTTGTTGTAAAACAAATTCATCAAATTCGTCTCCTATTACATTTCCTGTCATAACTAGTTTTGTTCATTTAATAATTCAAAGTCTGCTATTATTGGTCCAATTTCTGTAGGTATCCTAAATTGGGTGCCATTAGGTGGGGTTAAAGAATTTTGTTTAAAATTGGGGTTAGCTGATGCTATAATCCAATATAAAGAAGAATCCCCATAAAATTTATTAGCCATTATATCTAACCTATCTCCAGTTGTAGTTATAACATAAATATCACTAAATTTTAATGGTATTTCTGGATATCTAGTAGTACCATAAAAAGGTTTATTTTTAACCTGAGTTACTCTTACCTGGGTTGTACTATATCTATTGGCCATATTAATTTTCCGTATTTGGTCTTGTTACTATCACTTCTTCTAACTGAGTACTTGCATTTAGATTAAATAATCTATCAAATTCATCATCTCCAGTATTAGATTGTCTGGATTCTAATTCACCTTCCTGTAAGTTATTGTTAAAATCTCCAGAGTTTGGTACTTCTTTAGGAGGTATATAATTTCGTGCTTGATTTATGGTAGCACCATCCGCATCTCCATAATTATCATTCACATTTTGAGCTACACTAGTGCCCTCATCATCTGAGGAATTAATACGTTGACTATCAGCTAATGCTATATATCTTTCAGGACCAAAAGAAGATAAAAATCTTCCATTATCCAATTCTACTGCGGTATTATCATCTCCTGTACCACCCTCGGCAAAACTAATTTTATTAATTTGAGGTACAAAATTATGAATAGGTTTAAATTGAAAACCACTTACTTGTATTCTATGGGGTAATTGTTTCACGTTATTGTCTGTATTACCTTCTTGATCTATTCCTATTTCCCAAGGGCTATCTTGTGGTATAGTATAATTAACTCCCATTAAAACTCCTATTTGTTCATAACACCACCCTCCAACAGTTAATGAAATTAAATTCCCTCTCATATAACCTGCATCTGAATAGTCAGGAGCTAAACTAGAGGCTAGATAATTTAATTTTTGATACATAGGGATTAATTCCCCTCTAGAATGGGCCGCTACTGTAAAAGATAAATCTATAGTTCTTTCAAATCCATTATATTTATAAAATTTTTCACCTCTACCAGTATATTGTATATCGGACCAAGCTGAGGCATAATTATCCGACATGGAATCTATATATGCTCTAAAATGTAAATAATTCTTTTGAGATGGATTTTTATTATCTAATATTCCTATTCTAAAATCTATTATATCTTTTAATACCTCTTTATGTAAAGCTTGGCTTGATTGGTAAATAGGTAAAGCATTTATGGCATCTAATGGGGCTATAAAACCATAATTAGTTCTGGGTGTTCTAGAGCCAGGAGATCTACGAAAATTGTATCTATTTTCTAGACTAGTTTGATAATCTATTTTAGCTATAGGTAGAAATGCCTTTCTTCTTTGCTCGTCTGTGTATAAAGTTCTAAAATCAGGTTTAGCAGTTGCACCTCCAGGTCTAGATCCGACATTATCATTTATTAGTTTATTTATTTGTGCTGGGGATAAAGCTAAGAATCTTTGGCTTAATAAACTGGGATTAGCTACAAAATCTATACCTTCATTAGTATTTACTACTCTTTTAATAGTAGTTTTTCCTATACCTAATACTGAACCAGGACCGCCATTATATTTTAGTATTTCATTTTGGGATAAAGAAATACCATTTTTTCTATTTAAAGTTATATTAGTACCTGATCCTATATTAGTAGTAGAATTATTAGATACTAAAAAGTTTAAAAATCCTCCAGGACTATTTTGGGGAGATTTAGTAGCATTAACTGTGGAGTACACTTTTGCTCCTGCTAATTGTACTAATCTATTAGTATTATTAAATGATCTATCATCTCCTCCCTCTATAAGATTTTTTTCATATAAATAAGCATTTATTCTTAAGGGATCATTTTGGCCTATTAATCCAAAAATATTACCACTAGGATTATTAGTATTAGCCGCAGGGAAAATACCTTGTTTTAGTAGATGTACTCCAGCTGCATTAACAGCTGCTTGACCTATAGTACTAGTAGGTAAATATCCTCCTTCACTTAAAACTCTACTAGCTTGTGTTCTAACACCTGTAGCTGATAAAACTTGTTGTTTAGCTATAAAACCAGGACCATTAAATGATCTTTTATCAAAAAACATTTTAGTTAATCTTGATACATCATCTATTGATCTGCCAGGGACTAGATAGCCTCCTCGCAATAAGAAATCAGGACCCCCTGTTCCTATTGGTTGGGCGGTATCACTAGGTATATCTTTTACAATATATGGTTGACCACTATCTCCTTGGTCAAGGCGGTCTTTACCATAACGTAAATTTTTAGCTGTGTTACCCCCTGTAAATTTTAAATCTGTTACAAGGTTTTTTAGCATATTTTACTATTGTGGTAGATTATCTAAATATTTAGGTTGCTCACCATCATTTGATAATTGAGTAGGTGCTGGTTTACTTACTAAATTAGGATCTCCATTTAATGAATAAGTATCATGCAATTTAGATAGATCAAAATCTGGTATACTAGGTGTAGCACCATTATTAGCAGATAATACTGAACCGTTGTTTTGTAATTTATTTATTAAACTCATAATTATTAATTTTATTATAAATATTATATTATTGAACTATTGGCGTAAGGGATAATGAAGTACCTACTTTATTGCCATCCATATATACATCACTTTGTTTATTTAATAGTTGTTCTAGTAACATATTAGTTTTTTCTTGCACTTTAATTAAAGCGGAATTCCCACCCCCAACTAATCCAGATGGATCCTGAGTGGCTATAATATGGTCTCTAGGGTTAGTTTCATGAACTCTACCATCAGGAGTAATAATAGCATCATTAAGTAGATTATTATCTTCACCTGCTGTATCTGTAAAATTACCAAATCCTCCTTGTAGTGCAGCTAATCCTTGTGAATCACCAAATTCATAATCATCTGGAGCTATTCCAAATAAATAACCTATACCGTTAATAAGATCATGAACAAATCCTATAATAGCTCCTATAACAGTAGCTATAGCACTAACTATTTTTAATATAGGCGTTAAGGCTCTTCCTAAATCTACAAATACTTCTTTTAACTGGGCTACAGATTCATTTAATTTATCCTGAGCCTTTTTAGCTTCCATAGCTTCAACTCTTTCTTTACCACCTAAAGCTATTTGGTCTCTTTTACTCATCTCCATAGCTTCTACAGCAAATAATTGGTCCGCTAATTCATCAGTGGTTTTACCTGTTAATTTAGCTAGGGCTTCCTGTTGAAATACATTCATATTTTGGAAATCAGTAAAAGTACCTATTTGCTTTAGTATTTCTTTTTCTGCTCCTGCATAATCTTTTTGGAAAGTTAATCTTCTAGCATTAGTTAAATCTATTGATTGACCTAATAACATTTGAGCTTCCATTTCATTAGCTATACTAGATTCAAAATCTAGTAATTGTCTTTGAGAAGCTACCATTGATTCAATATTTGCACCTAATAATTTAGCTTCTGCTACTGCCTTAGATATTTCGACTACAGAACCCCCTAAATTAGCTCTTAATGCCCCAGTTACATTACCTACTTCTTTAGTGACTTTAGATAAATTCAATGTTTGTCCATATTGTTTTTCTAAAGCATTTACAACATTAGCTTGGGATATTTGTAAATCTTTACCTGATTCTCCTGAAACTGTCATAGCCATAGCCAAATTAGCTGCTTCTTCAGCTGATGCCCCATAATGTTTCATGAATTTAGCAGAAGTAACTAAAACTTCCTTATTAAAATTCATTTGAACACCTAATGTTTCATTAATTTGATGAAAAGTTTCTAATAATTTAGAACCAGTAATACTAAGATCTCCCGACATTCTAGCTGCTGTACCCATTTCACGGGCAAATTTTCTAGATTCAGCTGCAGTTAGACCCATAGTCTTTTGTAGCTTAACTGTTTGTTCATCTGCTTTTAATATTCCCTTAACTAACTCAATAATTAAAGCTACGGGTCCTAGAGCCTTAGTTAAGGCAGAACCTAAAGCACCTACGGCTGCTTTTGCCACATTTAAACTTTTAGGTAATTGTTTAGCTACATCAGGTACTAATTTTTTTACACCTTCTATATCTTTATTATTAAAAGAAGACATTTTAACCCCAACATCACCTTCTCCTTTTTTAAATTTGAATTGATCAGCTATGCCTAATCTTTCAGCTACACTTTTAGTTAATTTTTTACCATCTTCAAGAGCTTTTAAGTCTTCGGCCCTTTGTTTTTTAGCCATTTCAAATTCTCTTTCAGCAAATTGCTCATTAACAGCGTTAAATTTAACTGTTTCATCTGCAGCTGCAGCCGCTGCTTCAAAGGGGCCTGATAGTCCACTTAATAAAGGTACTCCCTTAATTACTTGAGCTAAACCACCAGCTATTTTATTTGTAAAATTATTGGCTATTTTTTCTTGAAATAGTTCAACCTCAGCCAGGGCAGATTTTAAGGATTCACTTTCTCTAGTAATTAATTCTAATCCTAATTCAGCATTTCTTCTATCTGCTTCTGATAAATTACCATACTGAAGAATAAATTCTAATCTTCTTTGCTCTTGATCCCTCCTAAGTTTAATTAATTCTAATTCTTTCTGAGATAAAAGATTACCTGTTCTTTGAACGTCTCTTAATTTTTCGGATATGCTAACTAAGCCCCTAAATGCTTTTTTAGTTTCATTAACAAAAAATTTACCATTAGAAAATTCAGCTACAATATTTTTAAATTGATTACTTAAACCAGCTGTGTCACTTTCTAAGTCTAGTATTTCTGCTTTTAAGCCACGTAATTCAATTCTAGCATCTTTTATTTGATTAGCTAAAAAGGGTTGTTTAGCTGCGAGCCCTAGTTCTTCTCGTAACTTTTTAATTTCTTTATTTAAGTCGTCTATTTTAGCCATACTATAATATAAGTTCTATTATAAATATTAAAAACTTAAATTATTTATAACTACTTTTTCTTTTATACTGTGCAGAAGTTTTAGCAAATTCGGGTACATTAACATTACCGTCTTTATCTACTAATTGTTTTGTATTAAGATTATCGGGTGGTTTATTTTTCTTTTCATAGTGAGATTGTAATTCACTAAAAGTAAATTTTCTTAACCATATAGGCATATGATAAACTTCAGTCCAAGAATATCCCCCTTGACCATTAAATACTATTTGATGTATTTGTCTAAATATAGATACTCTTAATTTAGGAATTTCATCCGAGTTCAGGCCAAAAAAAGTTTACCCCTATGGGTATAACTACCTCCTCGCCCGCATCATCAGTTAATTCTAAATTAACATCTGGTTGCTTGGCTCGAATTTCATCTCTCAGAGCCCTTGAGTCTATTGCTAGAAGATGTTTATCTACGAATTCTCTTACTGTTTTTCTTTCACTATCGCCCTCAACTGAAGTAATAATATATTTTAATCTAGTAGATAAAGCTGGAACATTATTTTTATTTATTTTTTCTAAACCTTTGATTTCTCTATCAATTTTAGATTCATCATGACCATCTAATATTTTATAAGTAATATTAGCTTTACTATGTGGTAATGTAAAAGGAAACTCATTAACCCCTACATTTACAATATCCTTTTTAGAAAATTCAGTATTTTCTATATCAGTCAAATCTACTACATGTACATTTCCTAATTTAAGAAATTCATATTTAGCTCCATAACCTAAAATTCTAGTAGCAATTAATAAAGCATTTTTATCTCCTAAAATTAAATCTTTTACATTAATTTTTTTATTTACAAGTACTGATTCTAAAAGTTTATCTAATACTGTACCTTTTTTAATGTAAGATTGATTAGTTAATATATCTTCTTCTTTAGCAGACATATATTTAATTTCTACTTTTCCACTAGATAAAGGATTATCCTTGGGATACACTAAACCTTTTGATGGAAGTTCTATTTCTTCGCTTGGGAATTTAAATTCACTCATATAATCTTTATTAGTTAATAACGTTTACAGTTATACATATTAATATAAAAAAAAGCTTGACCGAAGCCAAGCAATTTTTCAAAGTATAAGGGAGGGTAAATATTTTAGAAATTCAATATACAATAATCTGGTTGTACAGTCATTGATATATTTTGAGCTGTATCTTCAGTATCCCAGTTATAATCACCAAAGTTTAATGATGTAATCATAGCTCCTTTAATAATCCATTCGGATACTATATCTCCTACAGGTCCTAATATGTTTACAGTTAAATCTTTTTTATAAAAATCACTGTAACCATCTCTACCTGTTACTGATTCGTGATGCAATCTCATCCATTCCATAGCTGCTTGAGCTCCTGATGGAGTAATAGGATCAAATAGAGTAATATCTATTGGGCCCCATACTGTTTTTCCTTTCACGTATCTTTGTACGTTTATATGATTTAAAGGTACTGCACCTTGAGATACATTAACACCTGCCACTGCTTTCATTACATAAGCTGGGAATCCATCCACAAATAGGATAAATCTATTAGCTTGTTTTGGTTCAAAAGCTGTGAAAAATATTTCGTTCGGGTCTAATACTGCCATTTTATTGTCTTATTTTATTATAAATATTCTATTTTTTAGTTTTTATGATGGAAACGTTGCTCCAGTTGGTAATACATTGAAATCTAGTATTATAAATTCAGCCGTTTTAGTCGGTTGTAAGAATATTTGTCCTACTAACTGATTTCTATCTATTACGTCTGGGGTGTTATTACTATCATCCATGATTACTTTGAAAGCAAATAATCCTTGTCTTTGTTGTACTGATTCCAAATATGGGTTAACTTGTGTTAAGAAATTATTTCTTGTAGCTAACGTATTTTGTTCAAATACTAAATTATCAGAAACTTGTACAATAAACGATTTTAATGCAATTAATAATCTTCTTACATTTACTCTATCTAATGCTGAAGCTTGTTTTTGTAATGTTTTCTGTCCAAATACTACAACACCTTGTCCAGGGAAAGTAGCTATTGGGTTAACATTTGCTTCATATAATTCATCTCTATTACCTGCAGTTAATCTTCTTTCAGCTTTAATTACTCTACCTAAAGCTCCTCTAGTTAAACCTGCTGGTGCAAACCATGGGTCTGCTGATGCATCTGTAAACGCGTAAGTTCCTAAGATAAATGTTGAAGCTGGAACCCAAACTGTTCTAGCAGTTTGTGGATCTACTGTCTGTAACCATGGCCAGTAAGTAGATGCGTAACTTGAATCAAAGCTATTTACTTGGTTTACTACTTGACCAATAGTCGCTCCATAAGGTCTTAAATCAATAATTGAAATACAATCTTGTCTTGCTTCAGCTGTTGATACTAATAAATTAACTTGTGAAGGGTGTTGAGCATGGTTTAATCCGGGTGCTACTAAAATATTATAATTATAAGCATCTTTATTACTTAATAATTTAATAGATTGAGTATAATCATTAGCTAATACACCTTGAATATTATTAGCATTTATTTTATCATTAAATAAAGCTTGAGATGATGTATTATATAATATACCTGTAGCTCCTGTAAATGAACCAGATTGTATTATAGGTAAACTAGATGTAAATTCATTTTTAACTTGTCCATTATTATCAAAATATTCATAAGTTGGACTATTAACTGTATTTACTCTAACATATTTACTTTTATTAATAAATTCACCATTAGATTTTACATAAAAATCTGTTCCGTCTTGTTGAATAGTAAATGAAGTATTACCTATTTGTTCTTCTACATAATTAACTTGTGATGGATCTAAAGAAATATTATTAAATGTTTCTAATATTACTTTTTGTTGGTTTCTATCATTACCTCTTCTAACAGCTAAACTAAATACACCTGAGCTAGTATTAACAGCTGTGATTTCCCATCTTACATTGTTAGCTGATCCTGATACTAAAGCACCTCCAGATGTTTCATTTAATTCACTATTAGCTACTTCTCCTTCAGATATTGAATTTAAAGTAAATGCATTATTTCCTTGGATATTAGCTGCTGCTAATGTAATAGTCATATTGCTACCTACTGGAGCGCCAGTAGCTCCTAAAGAAGCACTAGAAATTGTAAGTACTTCGCCAGCAACATATCCTGATCCTGGTTTTATAAATTTTAAAGATGAAAATGATGCAGTACCATTAACACCCGAAGCTAATGAAATAGCA